GAAATATTGGCTCAATTTCAAGGCAAAGAAACAACGCAAATTCCAGTAGAAGTCATGGAAAATTTAAAACAGCAGATTAAAAAAGAGAGAATAGAATTGCAAAAACTAACATATTATGAAACGAAGGGATTGCTTAAAAAATTGGGATACAACAAGTACTATGAGCATATCAATTTTATCAAAGATAAAATAGGTATTAAACCACCGATTATTTCCCAAGAATTGGAGGAGACATTGTGCAATTTTTTTATGGAAATACAATACCCTTATGCAAAACATTGTCCTGATTATAGAGTAAATTTTTTACATTATTATTATGTTCTTTATAAGCTATTTGAGTTGTTGGGAGAAAATCATTATTTGCAAGAGATACCAATGCTTAAAGATAGAGAAAAATTAATAGAACAAGATACTATATGGAAAAAAATATGCGAGGAATTAGATTGGGAATTTATACCAACAATTTAATGCTTGCGCCTTCTATTTCTTTTCTTTTTTCCTCCGTCTAGTTCCATATCTGTTAAATTAGATGCATTTGAATTATCTGATGCATTAGACATGTTATTATCATCGCCAAATGACATAGATGTTTCATCGTCAAACAAATTATTTGTAGCATTGTCGTTGAATGCGTCATTTAAATTAATACCAGTTATGTCAGATGGTTCTTCTGTTATTCCAGAATCTGGATTTATGTTAGAATTGTTTAAATCGTCTGTGTGCATTGTTCCCATGCTATCATTTAAATCGCTCAAGTGCATTGATCCGTTATTAGACATAGGAGAATCAAATCCCTCGGGGCTTTGCATAAAGTTTGGTGAACCGACGACGGGAATGGGCGAGGGAGGGGGAGTTTCTAATTGGCCGCCTCTACTTCTCTTGGTTCGTCTTCTATTTGCCTTTTTACTTTGTCTAACCTTTCTTTTTTGTTGTCTTTTAACAGACTTTCTTCGTTTTAGGGTTCTATTTTTTGCCATTATAAAATAATATGATATAAAAATTATCATATTATTAAAAGTTTAAAAATTAAAAATTAAATTATTTAAAGACCTCCAGGGAAACCAACCAAGTTAGCGCCAATGCCAAAGCCAGCACCAGAGCGGGCAGTGACACCGATGCTAGGAACATAGGTATCCAAAATGCTAAATGTGGCAGCAGCGGTTAAAGCAATTAAAATAATTTCCTCAACGTTGAGAGAACGTTTAGGAATGGCGTACGCGGCAATGGCAACCATTAAACCTTCTACAAGGTACTTAATGACCCTCTTAACAAGTTCAGCAATATCAAACATTTATATATTTAAAAAAGAAAAAAATAATATATGCGATAAAAAACTTAGAATTAAATGTTAATAATAATAAAATGCCTGTACAATCTAAAATTCGACCAACTGCAGAAAACATGGGTTATGAGAGACGACTAAATAACGATGGATCAGTTAATCCTAAATATGTCGATTTATTGGAAGAAGATAAACCCCTTGCTGGGCAAAAGTTTGTTTGTATTTCTTTTGTTTCTCCTGAAAAAATTCTAAAAGCTAAAGAGATTTTCTTTTTTGAAGAATTCCTAAAGAAGTGGGAATTTTCTAAAAGCATGGAAAAATTTGTTCAATTCCTAAATTTCATTTCTTATAAGTATAAATTAACGTTTGATGATGTCAACAAAGATTTCCAAGATTTTGTAAAGGAAGAACAATCTGAATTGCTAAAAAGCTCTATGGAAGATGACTATAAAACCTTTTTGGATCAAAATGAGGAAGACTTGGAGAATGCATTTAATGTAAAAAATAACTTTCAAACATCCACTAGAGGGTTAAAAGTAAGAGGAGTATATCCTACTCTTGAAGAAGCAGAACTTCGATGCAAGATGCTTAGAGAAATTGACCCAAGTCATGATGTTTTTGTTGGTCCAGTGGGGTTATGGATGCCTTGGGACCCCGAGGCTTATAAAACTGGACGTGTTGAGTATATTGAAGATGAATTGAACCAACTTATGCAAGAAAAGGTTAAAAACGAGTCGTTCGCAAAATCTGCTTTTGAGCAACGCGTAAAGGAAACAAAAAAGAAAGCCATTGATGAAAATATTAAGAATGCCGTTAAGAGTGGTAGCACGTTAACTCAAAATATTGACGAAGAGGGAAATCTTGTCGGTATTGCTAATATGAATACTCAGGAGTCATCGTTAAAGGATCAAGATGCAATTACAACAGCAGACATTCGCATGGAATTGTTCGAAGGAGAAAACATTATTACTGGTACAAACGAGCACGGAGTTAAAGACCTGTCTATCTTTAAGAACAAAACCGATTAATATACAAGACATAGCAAAGTAGACATATTTATATTTTAAATATAAATATATCACATATATTTTGGTATTTTACCATTTTGTTTTTTTCACATTTATCTTAGGACCTTGCCCTCTCTTTTTAGTATTATTGGGGTCGTATTTTTCATCTTCGTCATCAGAATTAATATCTTTGGACAATTCCCAAAATTCCTTTGAACCCAATTTAAAATCATTATGTGAGTCAGCTTTATACCAAAAAACCTGCTCAACTAGTTTATTTGATTTTGCGTTGTTATTTATAACAAGACACTCATAATTCTCTGTACACTGGTCCATAACTTGACAAAAAGATTCGAATGTTGGAAACATACCCGCATAATTTTCATAAATACGCTTTCTATTAGCAATGTAAGGTTCTCTCAATATAAAAACAAAATCAATATTTGTTCTTAGAGTAGGAGGAATACCCAAGGGATACTGCATAGTAATAATTAACATAATCTTCCAATGTCTCCCGTTCATAAAAAGAAGTCTCATCATTTTATCACGAGCCCATGTTGCGTCATATAAACAATCACCTAAAATAACGAATGCTCTAGGATCTATGGAACTTCTCTTAAACGTTTCCATTTCCTTTTTTATTTGTTTCAATACGGATTTTTGTCTTTTTAATATATTTTCAATAATAGCAGTGTTGTATTCATTATGAATAAATAATTTTGGTACTAACTTTCCATAAAATCCGTTCCCTTCTTCTGTACCAGATACAACTACACCTATGGGTATATCTTGATGGTAATATAATAAATCTCTAACCAAAAAACTTTTACCCGTGTCTCTTCTACCAATTAACACAACAACGGGGCCTTTGGTTTCATTTGGTTTAAAACTTATTGATTTCATATCAAATCTTTTTAGCTCTAACGTCATTATTATGTTATTATATTATTCTTTAAAAAGAAATAACGAATAAAACACATTTATTGTATATTGGTTTTGTTTAGACATTTATAGATTTTACTAAAATTAAGTTTAAAATTAATATTATTTATATATTATTTAGCTAATGGACTTCAAGATTAACTACGAAAAACGTAAGAATTCCGAATTATTCAAAGCTTTTCAATCTGAAAAGCTTACAAATCTAGCAAATTTGCAAAATTATATACCAATTTATAATAAATTTTTTATGTTAAATGAAAACAACTACAACTCTATTAACTTAAACAATAAATGGTATATAACTGATGTTAAAAGGCATTCTAATGATAACAAAAATTTGTTTAAATGCGAAGTTAAAAATTTAAAAACGAACAAAACAAAAACAAAAGAATTATTTTTTAAGATGGCGCCTTTGCTAGACCCATTTAAATTTCTTATTGGAAAATACAATAGCAATGATCCCCATCTTTATAATTTACCTAAATTGGAATTTTCCACAAATGTTCACCCAAAGCTTTTAGATCAAAATAACTCGGCTTATGTTGATGGACTTTTTTCGTTTATTACATCTACTTTACTTCATAACTACAATTTTATTCATGGAGTGGACTACTATGGATCTTTCTTAGGCATTAAAAATTCATTTAAACTAAACGTAGTAGATGATCTAGAATATCTGTGTAAATCAGAATATTTTATTAAAAACAAAAATGTATTATTTGAAGTTGAAGACTATAGTTATTTATTCGAAGAAAATTCGAATGAAAATAAACCTTTAGACCCTATTAAAATAGACCACAATGTAAGTAATTCTAATTTGTCGGTTCATTCTATTAACAATGCCTTATATGATGAAATATTTACTTCCGATCATTTAACTCTAGGCGATTTACAAGATTTATCAATTGATTTAGTAGATTTAACAAACTCTGATGATTTTTTTAAGATGAATGATCAAAAAACAACAACATTAAAAAGTGGATCGACGTGTTCTTCTAGAACTTCTCATACATCAAACTTCGATAATTCTAGTGAGTGCGAAGATTGTGATTATAAAAATGACGATAATTCTGAAATAAAAGAAGATAATAGCCAATGTCAAGATGATGATAGCGAAGACGATGACGACGATACAAGCAGTAGTTACGAAGAAGAAAAAATTTATGCAACAATACCGAAATTTCCTGTACAAGTTATTTGCATGGAATATTGCGAAAATACATTTGATGATCTTATTATTAACGAAGAATTGTCGCAAGACGAATGGTTATCTGCTCTTATGCAAATAATTATGATTTTAATAACCTACCAAAAAACATTTTCGTTAACTCACAACGATTTGCACACGAACAATGTTATGTATAATACAACAGACAAAGAGTTTATTTATTACTTGTATAAAAAAAGGTACTATAGAGTTCCTACGTATGGAAAAATTTTTAAAATAATAGACTTTGGAAGAGCTATATATAAATATAATGGTATTACATTTTGCAGCGACAGCTATCAACCAGGCGGAGATGCGGCAACTCAATATAATACTGAACCCTATTTTAATGATAAAAAGCCTAGGTTAGAACCCAATTATAGTTTTGATTTATGTAGATTAGCTTGTTCAATATTTGACTATATTATTGAAGATCTTGATGATCTGAATGATTATGAATCGTGTGAACCAGTTGTTAAATTAATATATGAATGGTGTTTGGACGACAATGGAATTAATATTTTATATAAAAACAA